AACCCACCTTCTTCTCTTAAATCCATTTCTTGACCATCCATATCTAATAGAGGCATAGTCTTCTTAGCTACCGGTTCTTCTGATCCTTCTGCATAACCATTTCTCATTATACCACCATCAGCAGCAAATCTAGGTGCCATAAATTTATAAGGATTGTTTCTAATTTTATCTACACCTTCTTGACCTCCAAGACCTGCTGTTCTGTAATATTCATCAATGTCAAATTTATCATCTTTTTCACCCATTAAACCTGTTAGTAAAGTCGATCCAAGTATACCACCTTTAAATGTTGGCATAAAAGATCCAGCACCTTTTGTTAAACCTAATTTACCAAGTATACCATCAGTAGCAGGAGTAAATATTCCTTTACCTGGCATAGCATAACCTGCATTTCCAGCTGTTCCAAATAATTTTGACATAAAACTTCCTTTTCCAGCGCCACTAGCTGCACCCAGCTTACCCATAAGTGCATTGCCACCAAAGTACATTAAAGCCATTTTACCTATTGGTGACTTAACAATTTTTTTAACTGCTCTTGATGCTTTCTTAACTAGCTTACCTAAGAAATACATTTGTCTTCCTGATTCAAGGTCCATGATTCCACCTGTTGGATCATCATCATTCATCATACGTCCACCTTGTTGAGCCATAACTCTTGGTTCATTTTTTCTTTTAGACATTTCCTCCATAAACAGTTCTATTTGAATTATTTCATCTTCATTTAAATCTGATAAAGGTTTACCAAATTCTTCCATGGCAATAGTTTCCATCATGCTATTTCTCTCATCCATAGGATCAGGTGCTGAAGCCGTCTGCATAATACCTTCACCATCTTTAAATCCTGCACGTCCACCATCAGCAAGACCTGTAAAATCAAATATAGAGCCCGCGAATCTTGGAGCAAGGCCACCTAAATTTCTTGATGGTGTTGCGTCCTCTTCTTCGGTATCACCACCTACATTACAATAAGCCGGTGGGTTGGGTCCTAAACATGGGTCTGTTTGTTGTTGGTCTCCACCACCGCCACCACCTGTTGATGTAGGAGTATTTCTAGATATATAATCTTCATACTCTTCATAAGCTGAATCGTCACCATCTGCAAATCTTCCTGCAAAATCTTGTATATTTCTAGCATCGTTTAAAGTATTAATTGCTCCTATTTGATCATCTGGATTCATAAACCCACCTAAGAAATCAATACTAGGAATTCCAGTTTTTGTTCTTAAACCGTAAGGGTTTGGTCTAGTTTTTTCAAGTGATGTTCCTTTATTACTTGTAAGAGTTGTCCTACCCATAGGTAATCCTGTTAAATCATAACCTGCAATGTTTCCTAAAACTTCTAATTCGTTTGCTTGACCATCATCATATATACTATCTTTACCTAATGCAGATTTTTTTGTACCTAAATCTACTGGACCTAAATGTTTTCCAGCAGCAATTTCTTCTGGTGTATAACCATACATTCCCATTTCTTCAACAGCATAAGGATCTAATTTTTGAAATTCTGTAAATGCTTTTGTTCTAATTCGTTTTGTTTTTTTATCTTTTTTAGCTTTAGCTTTAGCTTCTTTTTTTTCTTGTTTCTTTTCTTCTTTTGCTTTAGCTTCTTGTGCTCTTTTATCAGCTGCTGCTTTTTCTGCTTTTCCTTTAGCTATAGCCGCTGCAGTATTAGCAGTTTGTTGTTTGCTACTTAAATCACCTGTTATCGAGGTGTCTGTAAAATTACCAGAACCACCAGTATTGCTAGGACTATTATAACTGCCTCCTTGATAACCACTCGTACCTCTCATCCCACCTTGATAACCACTAGTGTTTGCATCACCTTTTTCTGAATAATCACTACCTACAAAACTTGGAATACCATTAACTAAGTGACCAGAACCACCTGCTCTTTTAAGAGCTTTAGCCTCACCTTTATTTATGTAAGCTAAAAATTCATTCTTAGGTGCTTTACCTTGTAGTAGTTGTTTAGCTTGTTGTGCGTTTGTTATTGCCATCGTTCTATTTTATATAAAAACCCTGAGTTTTACAACTCAGAACCTGCTCCTAAGTTAAATTCTTCTACTGTTATTTTAACGTCTCTACGTATATCTTCTCTTTTAGTCTCTGTTTCAGAGTTATTTACATCAGCATCTGATTCTGCATCTGACATATATTCTTGACCTGTTTTCATATTAGTTAAGGTAACCTCACATTTAGGTGTAATAATCATGGTCTTTTTACCATTAACTGTTTCGTATCTTACTGATGCTTCTGTTTCTATAAATGACATATTTAATCTCTGTTTATTTCTAGCACAGACAACGTAACATGCAACCTATTTGCTGTAGCTGCTGTAACTTGTAGTACTTCGTTTTCCATCATTATAATGGGTTCTGTTATTAATTGTTCTGTTGCATTAGCACCAACAGCTTTAGTTTTAAATAAACTAAAAGAATCAGCACTTGCTGGATCACCAGCAAATAATACTACTGTAATCGTATCTGCATTACCAGTATCTTCTGATACATACATAGACTTTAATATTGCTCTAGAGTTTGATGGAACAGTATATACAGTCGTAACTGAATTAGTTGTTAAATCTTTTTTAGCGTTTAAATATATATTAGCCATTGAACCACGCAAACCTTTCTTGATCTTGTTTTAATTCATTTAAAAATGTAGAATTTAATTGTTCTACAACTAAACTCATTGCTCTGTTAATTTGTTTTTGGTTAGACTCATCATACTCTCTTTTAGGCTCAGGTATTCTTATTACTATCTTAGCCATTATCTACGTCCATCCGGTTGTATATCAATTTTGAATGTACCAAATCTCCACTCTTCTCCGCTAGAAGTATTTTCAATCTTAACATTTAAATAACGTCCCCTAGCTCTAGTATCTTTTTTATCAGTAGATGACGTAATTGTAAATGGACTTAAACTACTTACAGTATCTGATTGTTGAGGATATCTTTTAATAGCTAATGTTACTACTACATTTCCTGTTAATGTTTTAAAATCAGGTACAAATCTTCTAAGTGATAAAAATGATTCACCGGCAATAGTTGGTCCACTTGATTTACCTTGAGCATCTTTTTGTTTTGCTTGTAAGTCAAAGTCAAATGATTTTATAAATGATGTAATTGTTGTTGTACTACCATCTTGATTAATCTGATCTGTACCTACTTCGTGTTCAAAAAACTGTGTTTGTCCTAAACCATCTTGACCTACAACTGCAGGAAAAGTTCCATTAGATGTTGAATTAAATTTAGTAGCATAAGGTTTTGGATAAACTACTGCATCAATCCAAGAAGTTCTAGCTTCTGTTCCTGTGTACCAAACACCACCCGGTGTGCCTCTTCCTGTTTCTCCATAGTTAAATACTACGTATGCATTATTATAATTAGATCCTGTTGTTGGATAATACCAAACAACTTCGGTAAATAAATTATTGATACCTGCTGCAACCTGTTGTCCTTTTGTAGTATCTAAATTATCATAAACAAAATCTTCAACAGTACACGGTAAAGATTTAACAGTACCATCAAATAGAAATAAACCATTTGCACTCATCCAAAAAGCATTACCATCTATTTCAACAACTGCATTCTTACCAATTAATCCACAGTTAGTACCAACCTGCTCAAATCCAAATGTAAAAGGTGCGCCAATAAATTTCATTGTATACAATGCATTATCAGTCCAAACTAGAATTGTTTCTTTTGCTTTTATAGCTCCAACTATTTTAGTTCCATCTTGTAATCTAAAATCACCAGCAGAGTTAATTGCTGTTGCTGTGTAATCATTTATATTTTCTTGATCAGAAAACCTTATAAACATGTCATCTTGTGTTGCTGTATTTCCAATAGTTGTTTCAGTTCCAAAATGACATAAGTGTCTAGTTGTTGGTGAAACTAAAGTTAATCTTGATGCTGTTGGATTGCTCGCTGTTGAAAAACCTGAAGTGCCTGTCGATGCTCTAACTGTTGTAGGTGATGCTGCTCCTGCATTCCATGTAAAAGTTTTACCATTTGCAATAGTTGCAATTAATACTTGGCCAAAGTTATCTAGACTCCATAATCCAGGTTCAAGAGTTACTTCTGATGCAAGCACTGCTTCTCCCCAGTCAGTATAATTTGTTGCATCCACTACAGCTGTCCCAGTGTTGTGAGCGGCGTTAGTTGTACCATCAACGTTTCTTGTAATTCCTGTTAGGTTAGGTGAAGACACTGCTCCATAAGATATTAATTCTGACTCAACTAAAATTCTACCTGCAGCCGTAAAGTTTGTAGTTGCAGCAAGTGTAACATTTGTTCCTGATCCACCTGTACCTGATGAGTTTGCACTTAGTGCTCCATTCAATGTTGATGTTGCAGCACCTGAAACAGATCCGTCCCATTGAGATATACCCCAACCGTATCCATAAGATTGATCAGCAGGACCAATTTTTTCATAAGGTATAACAGACATACTACCACCGGTAGATACAGTGCCTGTGGCATTAGCACTTTGTGTAATTGTAAAAACTGTAGGTGTTGTAACTGAAGTTACTTGAAATAGTTTATTATCAAAATCAGATGCATTGTATCCTGTGCTACTTGGT